AGTAAGATTAATCTAGGAGCAAATTGATGGCATTTCAATTTCGTCGTGGTACCGACGCAGAAAGACAAAGTATTACCCCTAAAACAGGCGAGCCTCTCTTTGTTACCGACACTGGCAAGGTATATGTCGGTAACGGTACGACACAGGGAGGATTATTAGTATCTGCTGCTGTTTCTGATGACGAGAATCCTAGTTTAGGCGGCAATTTAAACCTTAATAATAATAATATTGTAGGCGAGGGAAACATTAATATTGATGGTACTATTACTGCAACTGGTAGCATTAATCTCGGAGACGGTGCAGAAGATAATATTATTATCGGTGGGGTAATAGGCTCTAGTTTAGTGCCAGATACAGACGGATTGTGGGACTTAGGGGCTGACGACTTTTTCTGGCGCAGCGGATACTTTGAAGGGGCAACGATAGCACTGTCCTTTACGACGGCAACACAGATACAATTACTGCCGAAACTTTAGAAGGTGATGTCATAGGATCTATTTTTGGCGTAGATAGCACTTTACTAGTTGACGCAAATAATGCTACTGTGAATGCTAACGAATTCAATACCTCTATACTCCAAATTTCAAATGAGTCAATATCGTCAACTACAATCGATCCAATTAGATTTGAAACAGAATCTGGTATAAGGTTTAACAACGAGAACATCGATGGGCAGCTAGATTCTAATCTTATTGTACAGAATAGTGCAAGGACAGCAGGAGGTGGTATTGTTTCGATATCTGATAACGATAACCTCGGCGGTGTTGCTGTAGCAGGATATAACGGAACAGAATTCGTAGCAAAAAGCCTAATATCTACTTCAGTTTTAGCGTCATCTGGATCAGATCATCCTAGTAAACTAGAAATATACATAGAAGATAATAACGCTGTATTTTCGCCTGCATTAAGTATTAATCCAGACAGGTCGGTCTCTGCGGACATTTTTACTACAGGTACCTATGCAAATGATGGCGACAGAGACTCTCGCATTATAGATCCCAGTACAGGGATGATCATTTTCAACATAAGAGATGATAGCACAGGCACTCCAGTTTTCCAAGGTTTTGACGGCACAAACTGGGTAGATTTAAACTAGTATGAGTCTAAATTATCTATTCCTAACTTTTTTCTAAATTCTTCTGTAAACACACAGTCGATTCTAATTCCGTATTCTTGTTCTTTAGACTCTTCGCCGCCGTGCCAATCTTGATCGTTCCAAAATGCTGCGTGACAATTTAGATAGTATTTGTTTTGACTGTCTGGATCCCAAATATAAAATCCTCGCTTGGTTCTAGGTCTGATATGAATAAATTCATTGCGATGATCAGCATACTCGTGATCATTATAGACACCGTTCTTAGCACTTAAATCTCTATGTTCAAAAGCTTTTCCGTTATGATCACAATTAAAAATAATTACACGGCCAATTTGATCAATAATTTTTTCGTCTACAAGATTATAAACCCAGTTAACTAGTCCTGGAAAAAATTTAGATTCTTCGGTTGGTTTTCTTTTAGCATTTCTTTCATTCCAGTCGCCTTCCTCCCATAAAAAATAGTAAACATACGGATCATTTGCTCCTAATGTTGTTTTTAAATAACGAGTGAATATATTGCGCTGTTTATAATCACCGAAATCAAAAGGCAATATTTTATTACCTTCTATTTTAATGGGATTTTCTTCTGATAACTGTTGATATTCATTCCAAGCCTGATATATAGGTTTCCAATTTATAATGTAGCTTGCATAACTCCAATCAAATCCTGGTTCCATCCAGGTTCCTTCCTTTGCATAGTCTCTTGCAAGAGCCATTCCTTTTGCAATTTCAGGATGAATATCAAGAAATCCACTTATGTCTAGGTATTGATCTAGATTAATATATTCTCGTCCGCCTATTCCGCGTATCATTCAGTATTCTCCTGTACAAGAATATTTATTTGTAAATATAAACGAGAAAGGATTATTGAATATGTATACTAATTTTGAGTATTATTATAATAATGTAGGCGATAAAGGATTATGTAGGAATAATCTAATTTACACTAGCTTAATTAGCAAAGACAAAAAGACTTTTTGTCAATGGTATTATAATGATCCGCAATACCACGGCGGGAAAAATAAAGTAGTAGATCCTGATCTAATGGAAGAGAAATGGAATAGAGAATTATACTTCTTAGATTTAATGTATAACAAAAGACCAAACCTTATTCCCAATATTCAAGATATAGATTATAAAAATAAAAAAATTTTTTTAGAAATCGACGGAGTTGATTTTTGGGAAAGAAGCAATCCTATTGAACAGAGATACAACGATGTATTAGTTAATTGGCAAGACGAAATGCTTGGGATTATAAAAGCTCATAAGGAGTTAGGGTTTTATAAAATTAGTATGCATCCGTCAAGTTATTTCGTTATTGACGGAAAGTTAAAAAGCATAAACTATTTCTTCTGTTATAAATTTGAAGAAAAAACTCTTAAATTTGAAGATGTTTTCAGTCACATTAGCGACGATAGATTAGCTAAACTATATCCTATCATGAAAGAGTTTGATATAGACTACAAAAAAGAAGAGCCAATTAAGAAAATACAACTTTTGGCTTTTGAAACTTTTAAATTTAATTTTCCTTCCGAAGTTATGGAAAAAGCCAAAGAAATTTATGTTTAAATTGGAAGAATGGAACGAAAATCTCAAACTAGACAATTTCTATAGAGAATGCTGTAAACGAGGTTATATTAACAATTCAAGTCAGAAAAAAATGATCGATTGTTTTCGGAACGAATCTGTATGGAATGCATGGATATTATACAAAGATAACACTGCAATAGGATGCGTTGCAGCACACTCGTTTGACGATATCATGGGCCAAAACTCTTATCGGGTGTTAACAAGAACTTGTGCGTTTTCTGAATATTCTCCGGTTTCTGGATTACTAACAAAAAATAAAATGATTGCACAACATCAGCATTTTTCAGACCAATTTTTTCTTCCAAAATGCATCGAATGGTGTAACAGCGAAAAAATTTATGTAACTTCTAACGAGAGCAACAAAGCTAGTCAAAGACAAGTGAACAATATCTATTTCCCTACCATGAAACAATTAGGGCTGGTCAAGCATGTAAAAAAAATATATTATAGAGGATTAGAACAAAATATCTGGCAGATATTTCCTAAGAAGTTTCTTGATCATCTTGATAATTGCCCGAAGTGGAATCTAGCAGATTAATTTCTTTCCAAAGATCGTCTAGTCCTTTATCTACTTTTTCGATACTGCTATAAAGTTTAGAATCTAGATTTAAATTAAAGTCAACATACCAAAATACTGGAGATTGTATCCAAGTTATAATAAGCTGAACTATAGAATCAAGAGGGGTTGTAAAATTATTTGTTATTCTGTTTTGAGCATTGGTAGCTTCATTAAATGTAAAATCAAGATACAAAATTTTACAAAATTTTTTATCCGAAGACGCTGATGCAACTTTTTTCGATAAGTCATATAATCTGTTTTTTACAGATGCAAGATCGGGTTTTATTTTTGGAAAATGTCGAATTGCTCCTCCTGATACAATCATCAACGGAACAGTTTTATATAGTCTGTATAATAATTTTTCCTGAAAATCTTTGTAACATACATTATTAAAAACTAAATCACAATCTGAAGCTAATGTACAAATTTTTTCAAAATCTTCCTCAATATCAAAACCGTTTGTTCGTGATATTTGAAAGACTTCGTTGTTTGAATCTAAAAGTTCTTTTGATAATTTTTTACCGATCCCGTGGCTAGACCCGACTACAAGTACCTTCATGCTTTTATTCCAAGGCAGTGATATAGATAAAATGATTCTATACCGCAATTTGCAGCGCCGTGATAGTCTGTATAGTGATCCCAAAGCACTACCAAACCTTGTTCTTCATTACAATAAAAATCATTGTCGAAACATAAAATATGACCAAATGATGATTTGCCAATAAACACCGAATATCTTATAAGATCTCCTTCTTTCTCCCATTTAGCATGATTGTCGTCTATGTCCCAATGATAAGGTGCTGTTTTACCAGGTTTAATTTCACTTATCCAGTCACGTTTAGGAATAAGATTATATTCTTGTGCGAACCTATCAGTTAGTAAGTTAGGATAATTAATGTCTGGATAGTAGTTAATCCATTCGAAACTTGATAGGTCGTAATTACTCTTTTTCCAAACATCAAATAGATCATTGTAGTATTTTACAATCTTTTCGTTATGTAAATCATCCATTTGGTTCATAATTGTGCTGTTTAGCTTTTTTCCTTCGCTTTCGCTACAACATTTTATTATGTCATCGCAGGTATAAATTTCTGACATATTCCCTTTACAAGTTGCCATAATTATTCCTTTAAATTTTCTAAAGTACAGTTAAATTTTCTATTTCCCCAAGTATCATTTTTTAGTAAAAACTTGTAGATCTCTAAGAGATTGTATTCTTTCTCATTGAAAAACGGTTCTTTCTTAAATTGTTTTTTAGAGTCATCGGATAAAATGTCGTCTATAATATCACTATCAACGTTGGGGTCTAAAAAATCAAACGAACTAAAAAAATCAATAGTTTTAAGTTCATTCTTTGAGCTTAAGAAAAAACAATGAGAGTGTATAGATATTTTTCCTTTGTTAACTTTATAAAGGTCTTTTAAAATTTCTAAAACTTTTTTTTGAAAATGTTCTGATAATTTAGAATTGTTACATACTAACGGATTTAAAAAATTTGACGAAAATTCGATAAAAATTTTTCTTTTTTTATAATCAATATCATAAATTTTTGGACACCATTCTCGATCTTGGAATTTTTCTAATGCACTATGCTCTCGACTAAAAAAGAACTCGCAAGTTTTATTCTTAAGAGTTTTTTTAGAATAATTATTAGTTTGCGAAAAATTTAAACACAGTATTTTTTGTTCCAGATCTATTATTGGTTCATAAGTATGTTGTGTCACACATTTTCTTCCAAAATTATCTACCTTATATAGATACTGCCAATTTTTAATATTCATTAATTTCTAATCTACACTCGTTAGGAATGACACATCGTAGATAATTTACAGACGACCGTTCTAAGAAAAATGAAACTTTATTTTTAATAACAGAAAAATTAGTTAATATGCTTTTTTTGTTCGCGTAATTTAACCAAGGACTAACATGGTTGTCAAAAGAAAATCTAGGATTCTCTCCTTCCAAGTATATTTGAACATTTAGAGGATCTTGCAGTCTATTTCTTGTAAGAAGTTTTCTAACAACCAGTTGGTACCTTATTTTTTCTCCGCAACTTACAGCAGTATGTAGTCTACCAGTATCCATAAGATACCATATACCATCGTTCACAGTAGGATATATTTTATTATCTACAAGGTCTAAAAGATAGCCGCCGTTGCCTGAAATATTAAGATGATATCTATCATCTATATCGGCATGTTGAGTGTAGCAGTGCATAGGAGAAAGTGCAATAATTCTTGCTTCACCGATAGAAAACGGCAACTTGTTTAAAATCTTTTCAAAAGCCGTGCCTTGATATTGCTCTTTAACAATCCACGGATCATAGAAAAAATTTTTGGTTGGCTCATTGATAGATGTCTTAAAACCTTTAAATGAGTGAACCAGACTTGAACACTCTGTAACTAATTCTGTATCTACTGCAAATTCTGTGGCTTTTAGCATACGGATATTTACCAGTCTATAATTAGTGTTTAACAGAACTTGATAAGTATCACTGTATGTGGTATATGATAGATTATAACGGTGTTAATTTTCCATACAACTGCGAGTGGAAAAAAATTGGTGTAAGCGTCAGCGGCGGCGCGGACAGCGCACTATTACTCTATATCCTCTGTTCTCTGTTCGATGCAGAAATACATGTAATTTCACAAATAAGATGTTGGAAATCAAGACCGTGGCAAAGACATAATAGTCTTTCTGTGTATAATTGGATTCAAGAAAGGTTTCCTCAAAAATTCATAGTCAGACACGAAGGTTTTATACCTCCCGAATTAGAATGGGGAAATAAAGGTCCTAATCTCATAGACGAATATGGCAAACTGAAAAGTGGTAATCAAATCATTCTTAGGTCACATAACGAATATATTTGTCATCGAGAAAATATAGACGCATGGTTCGCTGCTGTAAATTTGAACCCTGATGTTAGTTTTGAAGGCGCACTTGAAGACCGAGAAGAAGGACATATTCCTGCAGTTTTCGATCACATGAACACTGTGATCTGTCATCCTTTTATAAAAACCCGTAAAGACTGGATTATACAACAGTATTACAATTTAAAAATTACAGATCTTTTTGAACAAACTAGAAGCTGCGAAGGAGATAGATATGATTATCCAGAAGTATTCGGTAACCTTGACTATACCACCTACATACCAGGACAATATGTTCCCGAATGTGGACAATGTTTTTGGTGCAAAGAAAGAGAATGGGCGTTGAACCGTGTCGACACATAAATCCTGCACATTCTGTATGCACCCGTTTACTGGATTAGCCACGCGCGAAGACGGTGCTGTTAAAATATGCTGTAGAAGTCAGCCTGTAGGCTGGATACAGGAGCAATCTCTCGAAGAAGTCTGGAACTCCGACAAAATGAAAAACGTTCGTAAACAGGTTCTTAGCGGCGAACGGCCTGATGTCTGTATGCCGTGCTTTCATTTAGAAGATCAAGGCGTAGAGAGCCTTAGACAGCGTCACACGCGGGGTGTTATACCCGAAGCAAGAGTTAATCTGTATCCCGATGCTTTAGACAAACTCGAAGACGACTATTCTATGCCGTTTGAACTTCCTACTATGGAGGTTAAGATTAACAATCTCTGCAATCTCAAATGTAGAATGTGTAATCCGCTCGACTCTACTTCATGGACAGACTGGAAGGAAGTCGAAGAATTTTACGAAAAAGAAAATAATTATCTTGTTCCTACTGTAAAAAAACTAACTAAACGTCCAGGTCAGTATATCGGACCGTTCGACGACACAGCACACTGGTGGAGAGATTTTGAAAAACTGCTACCCCATTTTAGAAGAGTAGAGTTTGCAGGCGGTGAGCCCCTAATGGATCCTAACCATTACAAAATTCTAGACATGCTCAAACCCTATGCTGACAACATTGAAATCAAGTATGCCACAAACGGAACTACACTAGGCATATCAAAAGGCAGAACCATATTTGACTACTGGCCACATTTCAAGTCAGTTGCTGTGAATGTTAGTATTGACGGAATACACGATGTATACGAATACATTCGAGGTAACGGAGACTTTAAGCTTGTACAAGAAAATATCAAAAAGATAAAAGAAATACCTACTGTTTCAAGAGTAGTCGGAGCATTTACGGTTCAGGCAAACAACATACTCCAAATTGATCGAGTTATAGAATATTTTCTAGAAGAAATGGGCATAATTTTTTATAGTCATAGGGTGAATTATCCTAGAGCACTGTCGGCACAGGTTCTTCCCACCGAGTTAAAACAGAAGGTTATAGAAAAACTGGAAGCAATGAAGAACACGGTAGAAGACTACGAAATGGTGAAAAATGATTCCGTCATCCGTGAGGTAACTCTACAACAGATTCAAGACAACATTAATTTTCTGCAAGCCGAAGATCTAAGCGAACACTGGCAAGACTGCGTAAAATTTAATCGCAAGCTAGATGCTACAAGAAATCAAGGGCCTTTGGAGGAGATAATACCAGATTTTAAAGAATTTTTATGAAAGAAATTTTTCAGAATAGCACAGGATTTAACACTGCTAAAATAAAAGTCAATGCCTCTGTCGGCAACGTTGATCTTTATTACCATCTAAGTGACAATCCTGTTCAACACATATGGCAAAATATACATCGTAATAGTACAAAGATAATAAGTGGACAAAATTCTGGAAAAAGTTTTAAGAAGTTGTTAGCGAAGCTTAATCAATTGTGTGAACTAGAAAATGTTAATCCTTTACAGGACGATATATCACAAAAAGATCTGAACGACCTACACAATTTATATGTGGAAAGTGATCATAATGATAACTGGTTACAAATTAACGAACTAATTCACTTATTAGAAAACAAAATAGACAATGATTTTGCAGAATTTGATAACAGTATAAATTTTTATTCTGACAATAAAAGTTTAATCCCCTTAAAAGAAGAATATAAAATGTTTTTAACTTCCGATGCAATTTGGGGTCGTCTTGTGTTAGGTTATGCAACTCTAGGAAAAGACTGGGTTGTAATTCCTAGTGATAATGACGATAGAAAAGATTTAGAATTGCAAAAAAACATCACTTCCGAAGCCTATCTTTCTTTTTCCTGTGAAGAACCTTATCCTTGTTTTAGAGAACTAAAAACTTATAATTGGGCAAAGACAAAAGATTTCTATGTTCCGATTGACAATCTTAATGACCTAAATCTTGGACGATATTTTCTAGGACAACTAATAATTACAGACGATCTATTAGAATATCATCCTAATCTCGGCGACTGGTATATCAACAATCATAGCTGTAAATTAAAATTTAACAATGATGTTTTAGGCGAACAATTTAAAATAGACTCTATAGAATTTATGGATACAAATTTAGCATATAATCAATTTATAAAACACACTCAATTTCCATGCAAAAAATAACCAGTAGATGGCCTCATCAAGACTCCGTAAAAATAGAATGGAATTTAGGTAAGAGATGTAATCTCGATTGTGCCTATTGTCCTGCGGAGATACACGATAATCATTCTCCACACACAGATATAAAGATTCTAAAATCTACGGTAGATAGCCTGTCTCAAATCAACAAACCTTTGAGAATCAGTTTTACTGGCGGAGAACCTTGTGTTCATCCCAAAATATCAGAACTGTTTAATTACACAAGAACAACCTCTAGATCATATTGTGTTTTCTTTACACTTTGAAACTACCGACTGGGAACAACATTTGGTAAACATCATAGAAACTTACGAATTAGTGGATATTCCGATACAGGTCAATGTCATGGCACATCACGAGCATATGGAGGGGGTTAGGTTTGCTGTTATGATGTTACAAAATTACAAGATAAAATATGTTATACGTCGAATTCGTTGGACAGAAGCGCACGATTGGTTTAATGATCTGCGCTACGAACAAAAGGATCTAGACTGGATATTAGAAAACGAAGCAACTGCTTTGCCAAACTGCAATGTTGACGGAGAGTACTATATACATGCTAATGATATCATCAAAAAACATGATAATCAATTCCAAGGTTGGTCATGTAATATTGGTCTAGAAAGTCTTATGATTAACTGGAACGGTGAGGTTCATAGAGCGACATGTAGGGTAGGCGGCAGTTTAGGAAATATTTACAAAGGTAACTTTGCTATTCCTAGCAAGCCAATTACTTGCACTAGAAATTGGTGTACCTGTGCGGCGGATATTCCAATAACTAAGACTGCTTTTTAGCTACATGGTGATTATGACAATTGCTACACTCTAAAGAAGGACATTTAAAATTATCAATATTTTGATGTTTTAATTTGCTTGCAAATTTGTCTGAAAAAAGATTTAAATCTAAAAAACCGTTGTAACAGTTTCCGGTCACTTTCCCAATAGCATTAATTTTTAATCTTGATTTTAATATATCACAATGCCAATTTTTAAAAGACATTCCCTCTAAATCATTCTGCTTCATTAGAAAATGTTTGTCTTCGGCCGCATCAAAGTATAGGCTTTTATATATTTGAAAATCTTCAAGCCTATCAATAAGCTTGTCAGATGCAGGTAATCTTTTTAGAGATTGCTTTAAAAAATCTATTTGTTCTTGACTGTGCTTATTAGGATTATAAAAACTTGTAGGTCTCAACGATTTTACGTGAATCATCCACGGATATCTGCTGTCTATAAGATTATAAAAATTTTGTAAACAATAATTCCAGTTTTCTGTGTCCATCATCAACATACATTCTGCCTTTACATTTTTTTCGTATAAAAAATCTAACACTTTTTTATAGTGTTGTATATCTGTATATTCAGAATGAAAACTAAGATAGATTTGATCTAGTAACCAATAATGTTTATTCCACCAATTTATTGTTCTAGAGCCGTTACTTACTAATTCTAAAGAAATGATATTATAAGAGTCTTTTAAAGTTTTACAAAACCTATAAAAAAAAGGCCAAAGTGTAGGTTCGCCGCCGCCACAAAGTCTTAATATTATCCGCTCGGTATTATAATTTTTTATATAAAAATTAAATAGTTCTAAGAAATTGTTTTTTACTATGTCATAGTTTTTTTGATATCTTATTTTGTTAAAGTTTCCGGCAAATGAACAATAGCTACAATGAAAATTACAAAAATCAGTAGGGTACCATTCTATGTATAGTTCTCTCTCCTTTTTGATAGGAGTAATACTGTTAATACTCATTCTATACGATGTTTTGTTATGTGGGTGTCGGGTTGACACGAACAACAGTTTCTAGGACAAATAATTGGTTTCAAATCTAATTTTGATCTGTTAAATTTTTCTTCAAAATCTTCTGAAAATAAATTTAGATTAACATCCTTAAATATTTCTTCCTGACAAGATCCTGTAATCTTACCATCATGTGTTATGACTAGATTTTCGATTGCAACATTACATCCCCAGCCTTTAAAATAATTTTCTTGTCTGCCGATAAAATGATTTGACATTGCAGGAATTGCATGATCATTTTCATACAACGCTATGCTTTCATATATATTTAAATCGTTCAGATTATCTAAAATCCATTTAGATTCTGGAATTCTTTTCAAAGGCTGTTTAAAAAATTCTAATTGTTCTTCTGTATAAGACGCCATATCTAATCCAGGAGCATCTACTACTTCTTTGGCTTGTATAGTCCATTGATATTTGCTGTCACTAAGCATTTTATCCAAATACTCTTTGCATTTATCCCAGTTTTTGGCGTCCATAAGCATAAGAGTACCAGGCTCTTTTCCTTGCTCATAAATCCAATCGCAGTTTTTAATGAAATTATCTATATTGACATCTTTATAATGACAACTCATTGTAAACTTATCTATGTGTTTTGTATTTTGTTCAAACCATCTTAAGGTACGTGATCCATTCGTTGTCATTTTAATAAAAACATCATGATCTTTTTTAATGTTTTCGCAAAAATAGTCTAAATGAGGCCATAGGCTAGGCTCGCCTCCTCCTACAATGTTTAGATAAAAATTTTCTTTATTGTGTTTTTCTATATATTCATCAAATAACAATCTAAAATTCCTAATCACTGTATCAACATTTTTAGGATACTTAAATTTGTTTAACACACTGCCTGGAAAACAATATTCGCAATTAAAATTACAAATATCAGTAGGCCAAAATCTTATATTCAAAGTTTTAGGATCTTGTGTGGTGACTATTTTTTGAAGTGTCATAATAGATGTCCTAACTCTGGAAATATTTTTTTAGCATCTAGATTTCGTATTTTGTCTAGCTCTGTTATATATTCTCTAAAACCGTTAATCTCATTTGATTTATCTTCTGCATCCATATGATTCATTACAGCTTCCCATCTCTTCCAACCGTAAGGATTATTCTTCCAAAAATCATCATCCTGTCTATAATTATTCCATAGCCAATCTTTAAATTCTGCATATCTTTCTCTTACTTCTTGTTTGTCTTCTTGAGGCAAACACTGTATACTTAAGAAGGTTGGTATATACAAAAGATGCATATTTACTAATCCGCCACCCATTTGTATACCGCCGGGGACCTTTGCAAAATTTAATTTTCTAAAACCTGATTCTACCTTCCATTTCATAAAATCAGGCAAATGTTTTACGTTTAGTATTTGAATAGCTGTAGCAAGGCTGGTTGTAATATTATCAGGTGTGTTGTCGAGCATATGTAGGTTGCGTTCTACTGTCTGCCAATCTGTAGGGTATCGTATATACTCGTCTCTTTCATAACACGCATCCATTGATATGGCAAATTTCACTTTTTTAAAACGCTTCCACATGTCTATTAAATCTTCATCTACAAGCAGACCATTAGAATTATATCTTAACAATATCCTATCTTGATATCCTTGGCGGAGAATTTCTTCAATAAACTGCTTATGTTCTTTTATCATAAGCGGCTCACCGCCTGCAAAGTAGACCTGCTTTAGATTAGGAATCTGTGCATACATATCCTCCCAGAATGTAGATTTTTCGTGCCATTTATTATCAAATTGTTTCTTATCAAACTGCATCTGCCGCGTAACGTTAGGATTTTTCAGTTTATCCATTAGTTTAGAATGATCCTGAAGCCATCTCGACGAGTCGTGCGGAGAGCACATAACACACTTGATATTACAGGTATGTCCTAATCTTAAATCAAGATACTTTAGTTTTTCTGGTACAGTGCCATCCTCTTGAGTTTGACGTATCAGTTCAGGAATATCAACATCGTCGTGGTGCCAAGTAATTGTCTCCCAAATTCTTTTAGAAACAGCTCCTTTTGATTCTTCTTCAAAACATTTTGTACAAGACTTAGGCACTTCCCCTGCCGTCATAGTAGTCCTTACACTTTTCATGTAATCGCTATTCCAGGCTTCCATGGGTGTTTCTCTGCCAAAATTAGCAGGCTGTCCTGAATTTGTTTTTACTAATCCAACTTCGTGATCTGTTCCAGCACCACTTGCATTCGCACTGCAACATAGTCTCATATCTCCGTTTGGTCGTGTTGCAAAGTGTATCCAAGGAAGAACACAGAAAGTGTTAGATCCAGAAATTTCTTTAATTTGCAGTCGCAAGTTTTCTGCATTTAGATTATTAGTGTTTTTGTCTTCAGACATAACCTATTACCATGTACCTTGTGTATTTTTTAGTTTTAAGACTGCAACGATAAGAATTTTTAAGAGGAAATTTTTTTGAAAGTTCCTCTGCACTATTTACACAATTTATATGTTCTGCCAAGTCAAAAAAATCATTACTTTGTATTACTACGGCGTTTTTCCCAGGAATTTTCATAAACCATTCTGTCAATACTGCGTTAGTTACATGTTCTGCACTGGTATTGATTACTATATCTGAGTTCTCATTATAATCAAAATCTTTCATATCTCCTGTTATAGCAGAAAATCTTCCTTCCATTTCGTATCTTTTGTTTACTGTATAGGCTGTTTCTTTGCAGGTAGAGTCTATATCAACTGAGGTAATGTGCTCGATAGAGATATCAGAATTAAATAAAAGTGCTGCAAGAACTCCGTTCCAGCCTCCGTGTATAACTATGCGGTTTGGTTTATCTTCAACAATTTTTTTAAGATTTTCTATTAGCCATAATTTAGAATGAATTTGCCCTTTCCAAAAACTTTCAAGAGTTCTGTATCTGTCGTCGGAATTTCTTACAGCGTCCATCCAAAATAAAACGTCTTCGATATCAACTTTCATAAATTTTTCCTATTATATTAACATATTGATCACGCATAGATCTAGATGCTCTTTCTAAGAAATGTTTTTTATTATAATCTATTTTAAATCTTACTTGTCTTATTCTGTTTTCTTTTTCTTCATTGGTCAAGCGACAAAATTTTTCTAATTCGTCTATTACTTTTAAAACTCTAATCTTAGGATCTGACTCATGATCGTAATCTTCGTTGAATATATCGGGAAAGGTGTAATACCCGTGTGCTCGTAAAGTTTCTAAAAAGCCTTTGCCGCCTATGACTAAAAACGGATGGCTATTTAAAATTGGTTTATAAATCTTTTCAGTCAAAAATCTAGTTGTAATAGACATCTCGCTTACCAGAGACAAATGTGTATCTGAGTAATGAGTACTAAAAGTTTTATTTTGGTTATGATAAGTAAATTCTACTCCTGTTTTATCCAAAAAAATCGGTTCCCAACTATTTAAATAGTTCTTCATATTGTTGTCTAGCAAATCTAAATTATGCAAAGTTTCACGATAAAATTCTAGCGGGTGTTCTGTTTGAACATGAGTATTGCCTATAAAACTAATCAGGCCGAACTTACTTAATCCTCTTTTGATAATTTCATTATGAGCTAAGAGACGATGTGTTCTTATTTTGCCATTGTAAAATAAGAAATCTTTCTTTTTTTTATTATCCATAGATAAATTAATTTGATAATTTTCATGTAAATCGTCTAGGGTATCGAGATAATGAGATTCAAAGAAATTTATTGGGAATACTTTTGTGAAAAAATTAGGAAGATGATTCTCTTTAAGAGCTTTGCTATAATTTTTTTCTATATCTTGATCTCCAAAAATTAAAAAATTTTTACAGTCAAGTAAATCAGCCAATTGCAATTCTCTATATAAATTTTCTAAATCTTGACCTAAATTGTACCCCTCTTTCGCATAATGAAACACAACTTTAATATTATTTTTTTTAATAAAATTTAGCACAGTTTTAGGTAGTCTAGATATTGTTCCTGCAATTTTCTTAGCATATTTTATTTCGACTACAAAGCAGTTGAGACTGTTGTAATCAATTTTGTCTTTGTGTATTATCTTCTTTGTAAACGAAATAGAATGCCTTTCTAACTTTGACAGTAGTATTTGTTCACTGTAGATCGCGCTGTAATCGCAATCTTCTTGTAACACGCCATTTGACAGATTTTGTTTTTCGTACCATAAGGTAAAATTATGCATTTCGTTCCTTGGGTATTTTAGAATCTGCTGAACTCACACAGGTTGGTGTTATACATCGTTGAGGAGATTTAAACAAATCAAATCCTTCGTCTATTGTACCAAGCGCTTGATCATGGCAGGAATAGGATCTCTTAATTTCGCCACCGGGCTCGCGTATAATGCAACTCTGATAACCCGCATTACATTTCCAGCCTTTGAACTTATTAAATCCAAACGCATTTAACCGTTCTGCTTGATCTAGGTCATACTCTGTGCCATCGTTGCCAACTAATCTCATCTGCGCAAGTTCTTCACCGTTGACATGCTGAGGGAAACCCGTTTGTAAATTGTCAAGCTGTGCCTTAGTATAGTGTCCAACAATAAAACTTGCTGTAGGGTCGCTTTGAGGCTTTACAGTGACATTTATGCCTCGGTCTGCAAAGCGCTGGCAGCGTTCCCAGTATTCATTAAACAATTCTGGAACCATAACCTGATTAATTGTGACAAACACTCCAGCATCTATCAGTTGAACACACTTATCGCCAAACTGTTTCTCGTTAGCAAACTCTGCATGAAAACTTGCAGTGATAGATCTCCTGCTGAGGTTATCTGTAGCAGAAATCCAGCGGCTCCACCATTTTGCGCCTGGTGATAGATTGGTAGTCATGTGTATGCTTTGATACTTAGGAAGGCTGTCATTGGTATAGTGTTCAATCAGTTTAAGAAAATGTTTATAAGCAGTTGGTTCTCCGCCGGAAAAACTGAAGTGGAAACTGTCAAAACCATTGAGACAACTCTGTGCTTTGATATCATCCATTACGCTACAGTAGGTTTCTAGAGGACGGTGGTCCGAGACACTAGATCTTGCGTATGGCCAGCAATAAGAGCATGAATAATTACAATATCTAGCCAAGATCCAAGAAACTGAGAAAAGACGATGATCTAGGAGAGTCTTTTGGCCCAGTTTAGTTATTTTATCGAATGGAATAGCGTTGTAGTTAGACATATTTTCCTACATCATACATCATAGTAGAACACTGTCTAGCACATGTAAAACATTTCTTTTCGCCTTGCCAATAATCTGGCAATTTTTGCCATAAATTAGACTGCGTATAAAAAATTTTATTTTTACAATTAGGAACACCGATAACATCTAGCATATCTTTTGAATTTTGCACTGTGATATTCCTTAGTTTGTGAATAGGTAATTCTTCTTTAATAGGCGTTTCTTGATATTCACCTCCTATCCAACAACAGGGAAACACATTACCGTATGGATCTATATATACACTCTGCTCGTTTTGACACTTAGGAACAATTTTGCTATCTGCAATAACTCGGTTTCTATAATCTTGATCTAATAATCTCGAAAGAGAATAATTTGGTGACATTTTGTATTCTTCTCTTTGAGCAGGTTTTAGATTATATTCAAAATTACCTTTTTTATCTAGTACCTTGAATTCTTTCATTTCGTAAAAACGAGTAGTACGAACAAAATTTACCGATTTAACACCTAGATTCGTAAGATACTTTTCTAGTTCTTCTGTGTCATATTCATTGTGCTCAAAAACAAGGCTATCGACTTTTGCTATGCCTCCTGCATCGATAAAACTGCACATGTTTTCTATTATTTTATCAAAATTAGTATTTCTTCTGTATAATTCGTGCTTGCCTTTGAACCCGTCTATTGCAAAGACAACTTCTGAATTAGCCTGAGTGCCTATTGCCTCTGCCAGTTTCTTCCACCAGTCTTTATTACGCATTCCTCCATTTGTATGGAGAGAAAGGCGTGTATGAGGATTGCATTTTCTTACATATCCATATATTTCTAGACAATCTTTAGCAAATGCAGGGTCGCCGTAATTACCGCAACTATAAAAATTTTCTAACTGAGACAAAAAATCTTCAGGAAACCATTTTTTAAAATCTTCTATTGAAATGTCGCCACCTTTAATAAATGGCCGCAATTCTCCTCCATGAAAGTTTCTTGCACACATAGGGCATTGTGCTTGACACTTATCTGTAAGTTCGATATGTACGGTTTTAATTTCTCTAGTGTCTAGCATAAAATTTTTCTAACAACCATTCGAAGTCGTTTATTTTTGACAACTCCTTGGCATCGTTTTTGTTTTCCTCTCCGAATTTTCTACCTTCTTTTGCACCACGTATGGTATCTATTCCAAATCTCACAGTTGTTCCTATATTGCACCATGTGTCTAGTCTGTGCTCAGTTTCTTTATCATTCTGTCTATCGATCGACCTGCTTGATAGTTTTGCACATTCTCTAAATCCTGACCGCCAAGCGCTGAAAGAGTCCGTGTTAAATGCTGTGGTGTTTGAAATTACAGGTATTGCTTTGAATTCTGTGCTAATTGATGTAGTCATGTCAGGCGTTGAAGTATTCATTTTTAAGGTTAATTTTCGAGGAAGTAATTTTACTCCTCCATAGCCGTATACAAGATCGTTTACTGGATTTATACTTCTCCACACATGCACGGTTTCTAGGTTGTGTTCGTCGACTTCGTAATCAAAGGCAAATCTATCTAACAGTTGTGCATCGGCATCCACTACCCAAAACATTTTTGTAAAACATTTTTTTGCGGCTTTGATGTGTGCTTGATGTATGCCTTTAACGCCGTCTACTCTCTTAGCAGAAGGATAGCGTGATTTTAAAAGTTCCCAGTTTTTTTCTGCGTTGGGTTCACCGTAAGAAATAAAGACTATATCATACATCTTAATACTATATACAATTTATAATAATTTGTCAACTATAGGCGACAGCTCGTCTGCTATCTGTCTATGTATATCAGGACCGTCATGCATCAAGTCTCTTGCTCGACCAGTATCCACTGTTTCGACCATATGCAGTTCTTCAAAATCACATTCAAAATCTCCAGTCCACGACCAATTTAGCACTGGCACGTTTATCTGTTGCCAAAGCATGTTTGCACTGTAATAATGCAGATAATTGTTCGCTTCCATTTCTCCTGTTTCCATACAATATCTTTTAAGATACCAATTAGTGTCTTTTTTTTCTATTTCATTATTAATATTATGATGTTTTAAAATAACATTATCGTCTTTTTTATATGCAAAACTTTTTCTAAAGGTTTGTGGCCATTGATAAATTACTAGTTTTGGTGTAGGATATTGATTTTTAATCCATTGGAGCGAATTTATGTATTGTATGTCAGGTCCGGAACCACTTTTTCCAAGATTTAAAAAATCTATACCTTTATGTCTTAGTAATTG